ATGCATATACTTTAGGTATCTTGTAGGAAATAATATTATCTTCTTCCCACTCCACCTCAATTTCATTTCCTTCTGTGCCGTCTGGCAAACCTTCGTCCATCTTTAAGACTTTATTTCTTAGGATTACTTCTTTTTCAGCTATAACAGAATTATAAAACTTTTGTATTGGATCATTCTTAAAACGGGGGAAGGACAAAAGAATAACCTTTCCGTAGTCTGGGAAACGTGAAACTACCGATCCTCTATACATATCGTATATTGCATCTGCTGTTTTTGCTTGGTCATGCCCAGTTGTATTCTCTGTAGCAAAGCCTGAAATTTCATCAAGTATGACTGCGATTACGTTGTAGCCCTCAAATGCCTCACGTTCTGAGTGACCAGAGTATACGTTTACATTCTTGTTAAATCTAATCTCTGACGCCTTTGGGTCATATTTTCCTATAAACCAAGGGGATCTTTCAATTCTTGTTTTAAAACCTTTAAAGAAAACATTATTGGCCTGCTGTGCGTTAACAGCAATATTGATGATATCAATTGTATCTCCAGGAGGCTTTCCATAATAAGTTGCTGGATCTTTCAAGCAGAGCAACAAGTAAACCATATAAGATACTGCAATTGTTGAGCAGTAATCTTTACCGCTGCCTTTTCCTAATTGTGCAATTACTTCGTTACAGGTTTGCTTAAAGCGACGTCTACCTTCTTCTTCTCCAAATAATTTAATAAGAGTGGATTCTTTATAGATCTGAGAGCTTTTTTCGATGAGCGTATGTTGGTACTCCGAAAGTGGTGGGAGTCCAAGATAATTTGCTCCTGTGACAAATGTTCGTAAGTCGACTGGTCTTTCATCAAATTCCTCTCCGTCTAGGATGTCAATGAGATCTGAAAAATCAAGATCCACTGGCTTCCTCAATTATCTCTATAGGTTCTACAACTCCAGTTATCTGTGCAAGTCTACGCATAATTTCTTTTCTTACCTGCGGATATTCTGCTGAGACATCCTTTAGTATACCAACCAAAATTTCTTGCTTACGTTCTGTCTCTGCAATTTGATTTGCTAATTCTACATTGTCTAATAGGCCAACTTCTTGCAGCATGCCAATTCTTTTACCTTCAATGTCTGCAATTAATTTTAGGGAGGTAGCCTTGACGTTTAATTGACCTGCTTGATCGGCATCCTCTACGGTCTTCCATGCCTCTTTAATAAGCATAGCGTAGTGTTGGTCTGCTCCAGAGATGGCCTGCTTTGCCCTCTCACGGGCCCCAGAATCGTTTTTAACGACATCTTTCCACTCATCTATATACCCTAACACTTCTGACCGCTTAAAACCCGTGAGGGCGGCAATCTGGGTGGGATTATTTCCCTTAAGTAATTCTTCAACAACCTTATTCATGCGATCAAAATGATCAGCTAATTCAATTTCCATATGTAACCATTGTACTCTTAGTCAACTAAAATATCAAATGGATTTAGCGACTTTTAGTAATATTAAATATCCAATTAAATCATCGATATCATTATCTCCTGGATATTCGGTGCCCTTCATTAATCTATTTAATTTATCATCAATTCTGACGTGAATTTGTTCTCTTGGTCCCGCCTTTGAAAATATACGCACAGGGTCTAGGGCTGAATTGCCGTAGGCAATATTCTTCTTAACTAGCATGTGTGCAATTTCATGGCAGGTTGCTAATATCTCTTTGCCTGCTTCTGTGCCTACAGTTAATAAATATAAATCTTGGCAATTAAATTCTTTTGAATCAGGGAATACTGGTTCAAGCATTATCCATCTCCTTGTATAAATTCTTAAGTCCTCTTAGCGTTCCAATATCCATATATTGTCCGCCTGGCCTTACCGCCCTAATATTTGTACCTTCATCTATCCATTCTTTTAGTTGCTTTCCTGGATGATCTAATTTAGGATCTAAGTATCTTATCATATTTTTTCGGAATAACATAGTCCCCCACAGGTCTGGATAATCGCAATTGTCTAATTTGTCTTAAGATGCAGTCACCCTGCCATTATAAATTTTAACCTGTCCAACCCTACCTTTTAATTCTTCTCTACATTCCCAAACGCCAAGAACTAAATCTGCCCTCTCTTCTTTCATCATTTCTTTATAGATATTTACTGGAGAATTTAAAATATATGTGTCTGGCATTCCAACAAATACCATATCGTTATACTCCCCAATCATAAATTTAATTGCGTCAGACATTGTTGATGGCTCACGAACAATTATTTTAACATTCATGTCCATATTTTGTACAATAGAAACCCATTCTGCCCTAGTAGAAATACGAACTTCATCACATACTTCTAACATTTGTTCTACATGCCACTGAAGTAGGGACCTCTCATCAGATACGGGCAAACAAAATTTTGGGATCCCGCCAATTCTAGAGGCCTTGCCAGATGCTGGTAAAACTCCTATTTTGTGCATTAGTCTTTCCAATCATGAGGGTTGAAACCATTAGGATAAGATTGATTTACCATTGGATCTTTTTTCCATGCAATCCATCCTTCTTCTCTATCGTCTCCCCAATATAGATGCACTACATCTCTATCAAGTAGTCGTTTTGCATTTTCTCCATGAAAAATATGTACTTTATTTTCTTTTAAATATGGAGTTTCCAAAAGTTCTGGAGCCCACTCATTGATATGCTTTTGATAAGGCTCTACCTTTAACTCACGATAAAGAGCGTCGGTAAACATTTGCACATCAGTGTAATAGTGAACCATGTGGTTATGCTGAATTATACCCTCTCCAACTCTTTCTACACACAAGTCTATGGCAGCTTTAAGTAAAGGATGCCCAGCCTTTGAAGCAATCGTTTGTGTTGCTAACCAAGGAGTATCTCTTTCTATGTCCAAAATCATATCATAATCCTGATTCATCCATGTATCTGCTGGAACTTTGCAATGTGTGTCCATGTCTGCATATATCCCTCCATATATGTAAAGAATTGCAAATCTCCACAGTCCCGCTTTCATTACTCCTAAAGGCAAATTGCTATATACATCTGCAACTTTCTGATCAAAATTATTTTTAAAAAATTCTTCTCTATCTGGGCCACTCATATATCCATGTTTATATTCTGGATTTTGTGATATCCAAGTACCAATGCTAGATTTAGCATAATTTGGAAGGGTATCATATGGAGTCTCGTATGTTTGCCAAATATTCTTTTCTATCATTTAATTAAACCTTTATCTTTCAATGCTCTATATATGGTCATAGTTGTTACGCCACACTCTTTTGCTATATCTTCCATAGTTTTCTTTTGAACTACATAGCGTCTATATAACCAGTCTTTACTCTTATATAGTTTCATCGTTCCGTCAATACCTTATTAGCATAATGAGCAACCCCAAATGAATCTGCTACGTCATAGTCTGTTAATAATAGATTGTATTTGTTGTTGAAGTAATCAACTGTTCTCTGTTTACGCATATTACGTAATTGAGTTTTATACCAAGAGTCTGCGTATCCTGGATTCTTTACTCTGATAGCCGCCTTCTCATCTTTAGTTGGATTCTTGTTTCCGATATATGCCTGCCAAGAACTAGGGGATATAGTAATAACGGAAGCGCCAGTAGACATAAGCTCAGCAATAACAACACCGTATACATAAGATAATTTTATCACGGCATCTGGGGATCTGACAAGGATTGCTCCTTCTACAGCGATATAATCACTCTTTAATTCATCTAGCATAACTGAAGTTTTAACTTTAGCATCATATATCTTTTCATATATATTAGCCCCAGTTAATTCTATCTTCCCCCATTTAATTGGGTTATCGTCTTCCATTAAACAAAATGCGACGGAATTTGTAGAGGCATCTATACCAAGTACTCTATTTGCCTTAGTCTTAATTAAATCAGTTAATTTCATCTATCATCCTTAATAGTTTGGATTTCTCAGAAATGTCTACTTTCTTTTGACATGCCGCACAAATATTAGACTCATTATATCTGCTTAACCTGGAATTGCATTTGACACATAATCTTTTTGCGCCGCTTCTAATTTTTTTCTTTTCATAATACTTTTCCATAATCCTTCTATTGGTTGAAATACGGCAACACTCATCTGAGCAATACTTTTGATTATGGGTTTTAGGAGTAAACTCTTTACCGTTTAAACATTCTTTATTGGCACAAATCATAGCTTTGGCACCTTATATGATTCTATTTGAACAGTTCCAGTTAAACCTGCGTAGCATTCTTTTTTGATTGGGCAATATGTGCATGGCATCTTTGATTTAGATGCTCCTGCTGGGCGCATAGGAAGATCGCCTTCCTTAAAATTGTCCCAGACTTCACACATCCATGTAAATGCTTCTTCAATAATCTCTGTATTTTTTTCATTCATAGATACAGGGATAACAATTAGCTCCTGTGTATTTTTATTTTCATACAGAAAAAATCCTTCTTTAGCCTTCTTTAGCTTCATATATGTTAGTAATTGAAGAAGGTGATTTACTGTGGGCTTCATCTCAGCCTGCCTTGCATCCCACACTTCTTGCTTTGCCGTTTTAATTTCGCCAATAACTGTTTCATTATTGTAT